TTACTCCACGGTGGCATTGATTTCAGCGATATGACCGGCACGGCCTAAAATCACTAACAGGGTGGTTAACGGGTAAACGCGTTTTTTGCGTTGGTCGGAGGTCAGTGAAAGGACATCTTCAGGGCGCGAACGGATAACAAAACCAAAGTCAGCCACTTTAGTCATACCATCATCGGGATCAACATAAGAGCCTGTACCCAGCACACCATTGTTGAAAAAGCGTTTGCAGGTAGCAGCAACCGTAGACAACAACCCGTCATAGTCGCGTGGCGTTAGCGCGCGTTTGGTGCCGACATTGGCGATATAGTTGTAGCCATCCACTTGAATATGGTTTTTCAACACATCCAGATTGACCACGTCATCGATAAACTCACCATAGGACGACATCGATTTACTGTTGATCACCCGGCTGTTATCAATTTGCCCCGCCAGTTCAATTTTGGTGAAAAACACTGCGTTCTTGGCTTTTAAGGCATTGTAAGCACTGGTCGCCATATCATCGCCGATGACTCCTGGTAACACCTGATACTCGCCAGTAATAGCAGTGTTTAGTCCTGTTGGTCTGAATTTATGGAACGCCGCCGCCAATTGCACCATTGAATAGGCTTGTGTCGGATCGGTAGTGACGGACTCAGCGGTTTTATAACCCGCAAACACATGACGGTTGCCTTTGCTTTTGAGCAGTGACACCACATCATCTACCTTGTTCTGGTCAGCAATGTCGTCATCACTAAATGTCCACCAGACCGGATGACCATTCGCATCAGACCAGTCGGCCAACTGGAGAATAATGTCATTGCTGGTTAAGTCGCTTGTTTTAAAGAAGTAGTGATAACGCCAAATGCGGTCAGTGGCGCTATTGACAGTTTCCAACAGCGAATTTTCAACATTCTTCATCCAGACGGTGATTTGTGGCGGTTTGGGAATTTGCGCAAAGTAGCGAGTCGCAATGTGATAAATCGGGCTGTCCGTTTGGAAATCAGCACCAAGTTCTGGCAGTGATGCATAGTCGCGGAATGAGTCTGCATCAAACTTTGCCGCTTCTGCTAAGTCTGACGGATCAGCAAAGGTCAGCGCACTGGAAAAATCACCGTAGCCCAACCCTGCCGCCGTCAGAATAAGATTGACGGGGATAATATTATCAACCGGATAAGCCATAAGAGCTGTCTCTTTCTCTAATTTGAATGTCAAACCCTGCGGCGCGTAACAGCGCGTAGGATGCGGTTTTTTCGATGAATAGATGGATGTCAGTCTGATAGCGCGGCTGTAGTCCGGCTTGTAACAGTCCGGTAAGATTTCGGAAATTACTGGAGAAACGCCAGGCGATTTTGTGACGGAACAGATAATCACTGACGGGCATCAGAAAATTGGCATTGGCTAAATGCATAGCGGCAGTTGCTGCGCCCGTATTGAGCAAATTGACCGACAGCAAAAATTCCATTGAGGTACAGGACGTTTCTTGTAGATCTTGCCACTCTTCCCCTAATGCCGGATCAGTTTCAGCAATGGCCGGGATAAATTCGCGCTTGCGCCGCGTTTGCCCATAGGCCCGAACCGGCACCGGGTTATAAGTGGCATATAAGCTATTACCGATTGGTGGGTTACGACCTTGGTCGGCTAATACAACTCGATCAAGGGGAACTGCAGCGGCGAGTGAAATGAGTTGCTGAAATACCGGATACATCTCTTCAATGGTTTCCATCAGTCCGCACCTCGATAGCGTTCAACCAAGGCGCGACAAAAGCTACGCCAAGGCCGGTTATCGCAAGCCACCACCCGCCATTGCCGCATTACCAGCCCGTCACTGAATTCCAGTAAGTCGCTAAATTTCCCCTCGTCATCAGGCCAGAGATAATGCACACCATCGTTGATGTGCACCACTCGCAGATCCTGCGGGTTAGCCGTGCCGCCCATGCCGATCAGCATTTGAATATCTTTCCATTTTGCTGATTGGACATTCACCTTCTGCAATTCGGTGACCTGCGGTTCTCCCTGCTGCCAAATACCGCCGGGGCCGCTATAGTCACCGGCAGTCGGTCGAATCAACCGAATACCGCCCTCAATAGGCGAATTAAAGGTGGCATCAATATGCCCATGCATATCCAGACCATTACCGAACATGATTAATCCTCCACGATATGAGTAAGTGCGCCTTTTAAATCGCCATGCCTGATAAGCGGTGTTGCCGAGCCTTTAGCTGCTACGGTGGCGTCAGCATTTTTGGGCTGAATACCGGCTTCTATCGCCTCTTGGCAATAACCCACCGCACGCAGACCAATCTGATCCAGCATTTGGAATGCCGTGATTTCGCCGCGAGTGACCTGCGCCGTCAGCACACGAAAGGCTTTTTTGATGTTGTCCTGATTTTGTCGCAGTGGAACGCGCAGAAATGAGCGCTCAGGGATACGCCCGTCAGCTGAGCCAAATTCCTGTACCGCACCAATCACCACAATGGGAGCACCATCTTCATACACCCCTGTCCCCTCCGGCAGCCCCACCAGCACTCGACGTTTTGCCGTTGCCCGCTGATGGATCTGGCGCAATTTCTGCGCCAGTTTTGTCCCGCCCCGTACTTCGGCCCGAAGTTTCATACCATCATGGCCCCGGTACCGGCTCGGCGGCGCAAGCGCAGGAACTCCACCCCGTAGGTGGTCAGTGGTAAATCACCATTGATATTGAGATCGTCAGCAGTCACCGCCGGAACCGCAAAAGAGGTGGATTCATCACCAACCGATTTTGATGAGATGGCATAAGCCGCCCCAACATCACCACTGATAGCCCTTTTACGCATCACCAACCGGTGGGCAGCAAAGGCAAACAGGCCACGTTTTTTGATTGATGCCGGGCGGGCATGATATTTCAGCCAACGTTGGCCGGTTTCCGAATCGCCCTCCTCCAATGCCTGTATCACTTCGCGCTCAGCCCATAAGGTGGTATCGCTGAACTCCGGGTAATACTCGCGAAAGTCAGCCACAATTTGTGCAGTAATATCCACATCTCCCCCTAAAGTAAAAACCCGTCACGTGGACGGGTTATCAATGTTATCGGTTTCATCCGCTGGGGTTTCTGGCTCCGTGACATCATTCTGCGCCAGCTCGGCTTTTTTGCTATCAATCGCCTTTTGCAAGGTTAACGCTTTAGCCGCCGAGGGTGCTTTTTTACCAAATAAGGCTTCATATTCATCACGTACCGCAGTGATATCCAGCCCACTATCATCTGCATGCTCATTAAGTGGAGCATCGAATTGTTCGGCGCGCATCATGCCTGCCTGAGTAAATAAGTGGCGAGTAAAGTTGCCATTCACCGCCGCTGAATGTCCAACAGCAATAGTGATGCGCTGGCCGGTTTCCTCATCGGTCACCGTCAGCGGTGATGTGTGCAAGTTAGTGAGTTCAAACATGATTAAACCCCATCGACATAGTGAGCGGCTTTAGGAATACGCCATTCCGTGCCACCGGTACGTAAAACGGCTGGCACTTTGAAATTAACGTTGTCTGGTGTAGCTGGTGCGAGGAAGCGCAGCGGCATCACATCGTGGCCTTTCACTACTCGCATATCTTTTTTGTACACCACTAGACGATCTTTCTTCGCTGCCCCGGCTCCGGCCAGCAAGACATCATCATCAAAATCCATATCTTTGAAGTTGGTGCGCAGGAATTCCAGCAAGGTGACATTTGAAGCGTTATGGGTTGATAACAGGGTGCGCATCAATAATTGATGTTGTTCCGAGGGCAGAACGAAACCATTAGGGCGGTGAACCGTGACGGTATTCTTCAGGTACACCTGGTTATAAGCGGCACCAAAGAAATCAATGATCGGTTGGGTGCCCTTGGTAGGGATAGCAGCCACCAAATCGGCCAAGGTCGCCGGAGCCGCCTCAACACCCACATTGGAACTGGTATATAGCCCCTCACCAATATCACTGTGACCGAGCAAGTAAATCTTATTCAGACCTTGTTCAACCACATCTCGTACCGCCTGACCGCGCTCCGCATCCAAATTGACGTTATTGAGCATGGCAAAACCGATTTCCTCAATGGAATAGGTGTAACCCAGTGCGGCGGTTTTGATCTCATGGAAGCCCTGATTCATGGCGATATCCACCGTCGGCACGTCAGTCGAGTTCGGGCCAAATATCTGTAACTCACCACGGGCATCAATCGAGCGGAACGCCACCACTTTTACCCAGTCAGGCGCACTGTTATCCAGTGGTAGCAATGTGCTGTACTTAAACTGCGGATATTCCAGTCGGTAAATTTCCGATTCAATATGCGCAGCTTGTTGCACCAGAAAAGAGAGCGCCGATACTGGGCTGACGTCAAATACACTTCGTTTCATGAATATGTTCCTTTAATTTTACTCGCCGCCAGCAGCTGCAGGTGTAGATGCCAGAATGCCATCAACGCGAATTTCACCCACTTCACCGGCCACTACATCATCAACCCAGCGGACAAAATCTAATTCAACTCCGGTACCGCCTGCGGTTAACCGGCCCTGATTCCCCCCTACGGCTGTAATGACTGTTACGGTTTCGCCTGCGCTGGCACCATCGACACACAAGGCAAACATCGGCCCACGACGCAGTAACGACGCCACATGATCGATCTCATAACCCACTTCATAATCTGGGGGATTAGTGGGCACGCTATTGCTGAATACCGCCATCGAACGCACGGTAAAACCGATAATCTGTGCGGCGGTAGTGGTCTGCGTGACAGGTGCACAAGAACGCGCGCCCACCCCACGGATCACTGCCCGACCAAAGGACACCATTTTGGTTTCCACTCGACGCGAAACCACTTCACAGACATCCGTGGTTGAAATTTGGCCCTCGTAGGCTTTACCGCGCCATTTGGTGAATTCACTCTGAGCAATCGCCATTATTTATTCTCCGCTTGTTTGCCATAACGTTTGTCCAGCCAGCTTTGGCGCACACTGTCACGAGTCGTCTGTGCATCGCCGGTTTTGACTTTCTTCATATCGCGACCCAAATTGATGATGGAGTCATTAACCTCATTTTTATCATCCGGATCATCGTCATCCTCGCTTTCTCGCCGCTCTTCTTCGGCGTCGAAATAAGCTGCCAGGTAAGCATCCGGCGCTTTATCCCATGAGGGGTATTTGCGGCATTTGATCCCGGCACTGTCCAGCGCGGCACGCTTGATTTTTAGTGGGTCTACCGCATCACAGCTAAATTCTGCACCGGCAATTTTGATAGCAGAGTCACGCGCTGCCACCACATCGGCCAGCCGTTTCGAAATCGCATCCTCAGACGATTTTTCTTTTAATGCCTCGATTTCTTCATCTTTGGCATCGGCTTTGGCTTCGGCTTCCTCTTTTTTCTGTTCAGCTTCATCCTTGGCGGCTTCGGCTTTTTCCTGCCCTTCCTCTGCGTCGCTGACACGTTTTTTTAGCGCATCCATCGATGATTGGATCAGCTGCTGGGTCGCTTCGTCAGCCACCTCTACGCGCGCGCCGGAATCCAGCACAACTTTATACATGGGGGTTACTCCCTTGGGGTTACGGTCAAATAACCGCGCCAGGTGTCCGGCTCTGGCCTGATCACACAGCGCGATATGGTTGATGGTGATGGTGCATTGAATAAATTCGTAGGCAGTACCACAGGGCGCGATACCGGGGGCATAACGGTATTCAGAGGTGTAACCGGCTGACAATTCCTCTTTATTTTGGTTGATGGCATCAATGGCGTACTGATCTTTAATCAGCAGATCGACCACCACATAATCAGGGTCATCAACATCTTGTCGCCCCGGCGAAATGGCATGCCCTGCGGTAACCTGCTTAAAAGTTTGGGCATTCACCAAATCATCAGGGTGATCAATGGTGACGTCTTTATTGTCATAACTGGCTAGACTGACCGGATCAAACACCTCAGCAGGTGGCCGGTACACATTGACGATTTGACCTGGTGGCCTGTCTTTTAATCCCAGTTCGGAGGCGAGATATTGCTGCACACCGACGCGAGCAACCCGCCCGGGGACTTTTAAATAGCCCTCAGGGGTCATTTCTCGTTGGGAATTAATCGGAAAGGACACGCGGTCACGAACGGTGATCCGCATAATATATCCTGTTAGTAATCAAGCCCCTTGATTTGGGGAATGGCATGACAGCGGCAACCAATATGGGCTCTGCCGGGGAATAGTCCGCTTTCACCGTTATAAGTCGCCCCCCGCGACCAAAAATAAATCCCCGCGCCATAACCCACATCGCTACGGGAAATTTCAAAGCATTTGATTTTGGCTCGAGGATACTTACCGGCGGGATTACCGGACACACGTACATCTTGCGAGGTAGACCAACGAAAACGGTTAATTCCCGCGCCTACCTGCCGAGTGTGAGTAATATCACTGCGGATTTTGGCGGTTTGGTCGCGGGAAATAAGATGCGCACGCTGATAGCTGGCTCCGGTCACTTGCTGGATATTTCTGACCATCATCGTGAGTGAGTCACCTCGCATGATGCTGTCCATCACTTCCCGCTGAATATCATCGAAATAATCTGAGGACAGTGATTTTATCAATGCGACATTACTTTCGACCGAGGCATCGAAATAATCCACTAATGACTCATTGACCATAAGTGAGGTCATATCGATACCGATAGCGCGATTAATTTGTTCAACGAATGCCGCAGAACTTTCAGATTCTGCCCGACTCACCACTTGCTGGGCTAGTCGCTCAGCCTGACGGCCCATCACAGAACTATTAAATTTGTGGGCAGCCTGCCTGATTGACTCTTTGATGATATCGACCAGATAACTATCAGCCGTATAATTGCGGCGTAGAACCGGTGTTAATACTTCATCTACCGACTGAGCCATCAACCGTACAATTTCACGTAACTGAGCACGATAATAACGCTCGGTTTCATCCGTTTGTTTAACTGGCCTGAGTTGTGCCCTCCGTCGTGTCGGCTGGTTTTTTATCATCGTCTGGAGTGTTGCCAAGCCGGAATTGATAATCACCTTGCCGTTCGGCGGATTCATCATCTTCAAGTCGGGTGATGTCATCTTCTTGAATGCCATAAACTCCTTGCTCCATCAGCTTACGGGCGACCTGCGACGGCAACACGACTTTTTGCTGGAGGCGAATATCATCAGCCTGCGCATCAGCCAGTCGTTGGGCAGAAATCTCGGTATCAGTCGGTTGCGACAGCGGCGCAAAAGTAAAATCTAGACCATTTGGCATGGTGCCAAGGGTCGAACGGACCAGTACCTCATCCAATTTTTTTAAAAACGGACGGTATTTCGCCTCCTGATCCCCCTTGATAGTACTGAAATAATTGTTCTGATCTCCTTGCCCAGAATCCCCCATACCTTTGGACTGTACGCCGAAGATGCGAGTCATCGGGATACCTGATGCACCAGCCGTCCACTCCATTAGCACCGCCAACACCTCCCCCAAGCCACCGAAAGAGATTTGTTTGCGATCAAGGGTTTCTTTGGAATCCAACAACGCCAGTCGAAATAGCGATTTCATCATTCCGAAAGTGTTATAGCGTTTGGCTATCGCCTCATCCATATCGCCAGAAGCTAAATCAGTGGCCAGATTTTCTTTGCTGATGGTGTCGATATTGGCTTCCAGAATTAACGAAGAAATCCCCCCTTTGGCGGCAACGGCATCTTTGACATCCTCAAGGCAGCGCCTCAAGCGGCTATCATCCCAGCCGCCGTTAATCATGCGTAAGCGCATCGGCAAGGCCGCACCGGGCGCTCGTACAAAATGGCTGAAATGGATTTTCTGCTGACCGCCGTTAACCAGGTAGTAATCCGGCTGCATAAAGTTTTCAGCCAGCGGGTTAGAAACGTTGTATTGCTGCCCATTGATCAACATGCGATCCAACACCAACAAACGCTTAAGTGAGCCTTTCTTGATATTCTTTAATTCCAATTCATGAGACAGGTCTTGGTCGGTCAGCATCAATATCCCCGCCCCGCCATACAATCCGGCCCATTTAAAGGACTCTTGGGTGACCCCCTGAATATTGAACTGGTTTTCAGCATTGCGTAGTGCGGTAGCATCATCTGACGGAAATGAGCGCCATTCGCGAGTGGCATCATCAACCGGAATATCAATAATCGAACGGGCAATCCAGTTTTCGGTATAAGCCGCCTCCAACTCGGCAAAATCTTGCATCGCGCCATACACAAAGCGGCTATACATACGCCGGTCACGGTCGGTACCCATGCCAGTCATCACATTCGACAAACCATCAGCAGTCAGGCGAATGCGGGGTTTACCGCCAAAATCCAGTTTTTCACTCATCGTTAAACCCACTTGTCATAACTGATGCTGCCACCAGCAATTAATTCGATTTCTATCGAATCCATAATTGTGTCGAGGATGTCGTCGTTTTTATGGCTGTCATCCGCTGAGAAATCAGCGCATTCCGTCAGTGCAGGCATGATCCAATCAGTCGAGGCGGCCACTGCACCATCCCAGTAATAAACCTGCGGGATTTTTTGGCCGTCGTCGGTCATCAGTGCCGGAAGATAGACACAGCCAGTTTTCATTTGCGGAATGGTATTCAGGCAGCGGATCAGCTTGTTTTGGCCTGAGCCGCGCGGGATGGTCAGAATGGGAATGCTTTTACGTTTTACCAGCGTGGTAATCAGACCTTGCCCGGCCTGTTTATCCTCGATGCCCATATGGCGTAATGGCGCGGGGCGTTTCGGATTATAAGGCCGCCATTTCTCCCATAAGTCTTGTGCCGTGGTCAGCAAATCCTCCGGGTCCCAGCGGCCACGCACACTGTCAATAATGTAGAGATTGCCATCAACACCCATCCCCACCAGGGTAAAGACGGTGTAATCGTTGTAATCTTCAATTTTGCCGGAGTTGGTATCAACATAAACGGCACGGTGGGTCAGCGGGGGTAAATGGGTGTAGCGCTTAAACCAGTCGGTATCAATTAACCCGCCAGTCAATGCCCGTGGGCGCTGCATATATTGCGACATGAAAGTGTATTCGTCGCTTTCCCACAGCCGCAGCAAATCACCGACATATTCGTTTACCGGCCAGTAAGACCAATAACGCACCCCGCCAACCACCGCACTTTCACTATTTTTAACCGAGAACCAGCACTGCGAGCGCCACGGCTCCGGCAACGCATCGATATATTCTTCACTCACCAGCGCCGGAATGGTGATGTGGTGAAAATCCACCCCCATTTTGCCGGAAAGCATAAATCCGGTAGCGTCATCGGTATGAAGTCGCTGCTGGATAGAAACAAAGGGTGTGGGATGCTCTTTGCTCTTATCACCGCGTCGCGAGCGGATGGTGTTCACCAAAATACGGTTCGCACTGGCCCGTTTGGTGGCCGAAAACATATCTTCGGGTTTGTTGTAATCATCCAGCCCAACAAAGCCGGAAAAATCAGTGCCGGGGAAACCCGCACGACCACCGGTTAATTGCCCACCGCTGGAGCGTGAAACCGTCTGCCCCACCATTCGGCCCCGGCTATTAACAATTTCCCACTCTTCCGCCTGATTAATACCAAAGCGGCAAGGCCACAGTGATTGATACTCAGGGCTGGCGATAATATCGCGGGTGCGGCGGCTATTGCGTTTTACCAGTGTGTCAGCAAACGACACATTGAGATTTCGAAAGCGCCGTAACTGCCCGGTCTGCACCAACATATTGATGTAGGCTGGCAAATGAACCGAAATAAACTCGGTTTTAGTCCCACCTGGCGGCACGTTCACAATCAGGTTGCGCGGTTGCAGTCGGTTATTGACCAAATCATCCAACTTTGAGGCCATCATTTTATGATGCCAGTTCACCAATAGCCGGTCACTCTGCAACAGCTCAAACCAAATGCGGGTGAAATTAAGAAAAGATTTTTCCGATCGGGATTTCAGGGCGACACGCGACGGGAAATCCAGATTTTCCCATTCGAGAATATCGCTCATAAATCACGTCCTATAGCTCGTATTTATTACTCAATCCAGATCTGGCAATTTATCCTCTAAAATCTGTTGAGCTTTCGCATAATCTTCCGGCGTGTAATTCACCTGATTAATGGCACCGCCATCAGGGCCACTTATCTCGGTTTTATTTTTCAGCATACCCAAATGCTGGCCCACCATTTTCAATGCCTCATCCTGATTACGGGTAATCACCTCTAAGCCAAATTTACCCTGCTTAACACCCGCATAAAGGCGGAGAGCTGAAACTGATAAATCCCGCGAATCATGAAAATGCGCCCTGCCTTGCCCCTCACCATTACAACGTGGGCAATCTGGATTGGGATCGAGCGTACTATCAAAACCGTAACCACCATCATCCAATGGCGCAAGTTTACCGTTATTGGTTCTTTTCTCTGACTCTTCCTGATATTCCTGCTCGTTAATCCACTGGTATTTATTTTCAATCCCCCAGCAGTGACGACAACATAAACGACGAAATTCTGAAATTTCGTTGGCGTTGGCCGTGGCAATATCCCACCACCAATTTAAAACGGCATCCTGCGTGATATGCGTCCGTTTCTCTCTGGCTTCCATAGCATCGCGTATGGCTTTGTTTACCGATACATGGCGATACAAACGACGGGCAGCGGCAGCACCGGTTAATCCCTCGCATTTATATCCGGCCCGTTTATATGCCGCCGTCTTGTCCAAATCAATTAAATACTCACTGACGAATTTTGCCTGCATATCGTTAAGCCCGTATCTACTGGCGATAGAGCGGCTTTCTTCAATTTGATTTTCAATTGGTGAGCAATTTGAATCGATTTGGTTTTCAATCGGAGAAATTGATTTTTTATCTTTGGTTCGCAGGTTCGCACCGGAATTATGCGAACCTGTTTTGCGAACCTTTTCGGGCTTAGGCCATTCATCAGCTTTAGCCCTCTTCCGTATTGCAGTATCACTGACACCGTACTTTTCAGCTAATGCGCGAATTGAAAGTTGTCCGGCACAGTATTCGCGCTTTATCGCCTCCCAATCCGGCTTTTTCATTTTTTACTCACATTTGGGTTTTAAATGCTCCAGCAAGAAAATCATGGCTCGCGTGTCGCCTTTCTTGGCTTTGATAAACAGAGAATTGGATATATCCGCTATCCCTTTAGCTTTTCCCCGGCGAACAGCCAGCCGGTAAAGTGAGATTGCTGATTTATCTTTCCTTAAATTATCAATGTCGATTTCCAGTGTGTCGGCTATCTGCTGTTCCGTTAATCCACGCCCTGCCAATGCCTCCACCTTATCTAGCGTCGGCTTATCCATCGTCAGGCCCTCTTGGGATAGGGTTTATGACGTGAAATCAGGATTTTTTTCATTTTCTTGTCGAGGGGCATCAGGTATTTATGCTTTCCTGACGTTTTAAACTCTTGGGCGTTGGGGTCTAAATGCTGGCGAATTGATTCAAGGTTTTGCTTTACCCCCTTGGCAGAAACACTGCGCGGGTGGGTTTTCTTACCCTTGATAATGAATGCACCCACCGTTCCTGCGCCAAATAGCCCCTCATATATCCAATTAGTGGCCTGATAAATTCCGCCATGATGATTTTGGTCTTTATCTGCATAAGAAACGATTAGCCGCAGACCGGGACAAACATCAGCGAGAAATTTAATCGCTTTCGCCAATATCTGACTAACTGGCGATAAATGCTGACGTAATGCCACACGGGTAAGTTCGCAAACTTGATCCTGTTGCAAACTGTATGGTTGCCCGATGTGGTTATTGGCCCCACGGCTAAAAATAACGACGCCAATAAATTTCCCATCTTCCCATGCGCCCACTTTTACCAATTTTCCAACCGGTACCGCTTTCGCATAATGCCAGTTAAGGCAAGCAAAACTGGCAGCCTGATGAGTTGCCCAATCAACAGTGAGTGTTGTCATAGGACACCCCCACAGTGTGGGCAAAGCTTGGCGTCAAGGTGGTCGAGCTTTCCCTGATCACTTTCGTTACCAGGTGGAAAATCGACATTCAACATTTGATCGATTTCTTCAGGCGAAAATCCAGTTAGACCAAGATCAAATCTTTCCGCCAATAAATCACTTAATTCCAAGGTTAAGAGGTCCTGATCCCATCCGGCATTAAGCGATAATTTATTATCGGCAAGGCGATAGGCTTTTTTCTCAGGCTCAGTTAACCCAGATAATGTGATGGTGGGGACTTGTTCAATACCCAACTGTTCCGCTGCCAATAAACGACCATGACCCGCAATTACCTCACCCCGTTCATCAATAAGAATTGGATTTGTCCAACCGAACTGTTTAATACTCGCCGCAACTTCATCTACTTGCTCCGCTGAGTGTGTTCTCGCATTTTTTGCGTAAACAATCAACGAATTGAGTAATTTATAGACTATCTCTAGTTTATTCTGATTTTTTACTATGGTCATTTTGCATGTTCCAACTATTATGACCCTGCTCTCGAGAGCAAGTGGGCCTTGGTTCGTACTCATGACCTTACCTGTGGGTATGAATGGCCGTTAGTAGCTCCAACTACCAGCGGTCGCCCACCTTCCTAAATAAAAAAACCACCAGCAACCATGCTCAGGGTGAGCGGAAGGTGTTACTGATGGCTTTGCTTGCGCATTACATAACAGCCTCGTAAAGCTGCTATGTGATGACATTTATATATAAACAAGTTATGGCAAACACTGAATCGCTTTGCTCATGTCATTGTTATTAACATTACACTGCAAAGATTAAACTCCATTAATCAACATTCATAATTAATATATCTTTTATTGAAAGGAATACATCATCTCTTGATTTTGATCTTTTTATATAATTTAGATGTGTTTCGTAAAAAGGTAGAAATTTCTTTTGAATTTCAATTTTCAAATCACCTTCATTAATTAATGCGAAACATTCATAAACATGATCAAAAGCCAATTCAAAATTGATGAATTTTTCATCATGAATTACATATCCTTCAAACTGAAGTGGCATATTTTTAAGGGTATTTCTATATCTTATAACTGCTGTTTTATATGATTTTACTAGACTATATATTTCCTGATTTTTCCATGCATTTAATGCTCTCATAGCCATCAAAGCAGCAAATAAAGTAGCTGCAGCAGCGCCCCAAGTTCCAACCGTACCAGCCAAGGCTATCCATTCACTAGTTGTCATGATTTCCCCATAAAAATACCATAATGTATGTTAGTTCAGACTTACACCATCCCAACAGCTAATTACCCATCATTTTATGCATATTAATGAATTAATCACTTAAATTTTTTTATTAACTTTACTTGTAGATTCGTCCAACTAGCCATAATGTTTTTTTATAATTACATTTCCTTTCCACTCAATTACTTCATCAAGCCGCGCTTTACAGATCCGCAGCTCGCGTTTCAAAGCCAGTGCATACAGACCACTATCGCCCCAAGTAGTCCCGACGAACCCCGGCACTTCGCATTCAGTTAATGCTGATTCTGGCGGTAGCAATACAGGACAGGCTGCGTGTGGGCGTGATACCGACTTACTCACGCAAGATGTTAATGCTAGCGTCAGGCATGCGCTGAATAGCACACTTATCATCTGACGACGCCGCCAGAAACCGCTTAAGCCGGTCTTCACTTTCATTGCGTAGTTTCCTTTCGTTCTCAAGCTGACGGGTTGTGGCTGCTCGGTTGGCGGCTTCATTCACCTGGTATGCATCGATGATGTTGCCCAGTGCTGTGTTTGTGGCTTGCTCATCACTCAGCGCTTTTTCCGCTTTTTGGATATCATTTGAGAGTCGATAACTGTTAAAGAACAGAGCCGACACAATAACCACCAGCACAGCAATGGCTATTCCAATGGCCTTATTCATCCAGCCCCCAACAGGTCAGTTCGCTTTCCTGTGCGCGGCGTTCTATCTGCCCGTAACAGTTATTTGCGCGGATATTGCAATCCTTGCCGCCGTCATATACCCAGCGTTTGATTTCAGCGCATGCGCCTTTACGGCCGCCAGCGTTGAGTTTTTTATAGAACGTGGAGGTGAAACATTTACTCGGGCCGATGTTATAGGGGCAAAATGACGCGATACCGGCAATCTGTGGTTCAGTCAGCGGTACCCGCACATTTTTCTTTACCCAGCTTATGGCCTTGTCAGCCTCCAACTGATTCACCGCAGCGCACTTGTCTGCTGACAGCTTCATCCCTTTCACTACCGGCTTACCATCAACTTGAGTAGCACCACGGCAAATAGTCCAAATCCCCTTTCCATCTGGATAAGCTACAAGCCGGTTATCCTCTTTCTCATCCAATAGCTGATCAAGAATTACTGTGGCCGGTGCTGCAACCATAATCAGAGCCAGGACAGCCGCGCTTAATTTGCTTTTTGTCGAGGCCATCACTCACCATCCGGTTTATAGCCGTGGCGACGATCCCAAATCTTGACGCCAGCATTAAGCATGAATGTCAGGGCCATAAAAAATAACGAACCAAGAACACCAATTACCGTCCACTCATCAGGGGTGAATCCGGCAATCAGCTCTTTAACCCAAAAAATGAAACTACCACCCGACACGGTATAGGAGACCGCTGTTGTTATATTGCTCATTTTCATAGTCTCCCCCTCCCTGATGGGTTGGGTATGAAGCGAAAAGAAAATGCGCCACAATCACATGATAATCATAGTTATTGCAGATTATTTGGGCGCAAAAACGACAAAACCCCGCCAAAGCGAGGTTTTTTTGTATTGTGTAAGCTACGTGACTAGGTAACCATCCTTATCAGAATATAAGTATTTTTGCGTACGCGTGAGATATTTCATACTATCGTTTTAGCCTCTCAATAGTTGTTTGAGTTTAGCTAAGGATCTATGGCCAAGGTGACTTATAAAAATAAAGGAAATTGGAAATGACAACACAGACCGTTAAGGCGTCTCCTGCTAAAGTTTTTTTTGTCGATATGCTCACAAGAGATATTGAACTTACAGATGCAATACTTGATTTAATCGATAACTGTTTAGATGGTGCCATGCGTAAGTGTTCGGAGAATCCAAATGTTAACTTGAAAAAAAAATATGACGGTTTCTACGCTAAAATAACAATGGATCAACATACGTTTATAATCGAAGATAACTGCGGTGGAATACCTGAAGATATAGCTAAAACCCAAGCATTTAGGCTAGGGAATAGTAACTTCGGAAAGGATCGTGCCCTACCGACAATTGGTGTCTACGGCATAGGTATGAAAAGAGCGATGTTCAAAATGGGGCGTCATTCTGAAGTGCAAACGAAAACCGATGAAAGTGAATACAAGGTTGTTATAACCCCAGAGTGGTTAAAAGATGATCATGATTGGAATCTACCTTTAATTGATGGAAATCATGGTCTAGGGCATCACGGAACTAAAATTGTAATCACAGAATTAAGAGACGCTGTTGCAAGATTATTAGATGATACTGAAGTTTTTCAATCTAATTTGATTAATATCATATCTCATCATTTTGCAATCGTTATAAGCAAAGGTTTCGAAGTTTCATTAAATGGTAATATAATCAAGCCGAGTTTAACGGCTCTTTTATTTGATGAGAAATCATTCAGTAGCGGCAATGGAATTACTCCTTATGTATATAAAAATGATATAAACGGGGTGAAAATTGAATTGGCGGTAGGTTTTTATCGTGACCTAACTACCGAAGAAGAAGACGATTCATTTTTAGAGTCGAGAAATTCTAGTGAAAAAGCCGGATGGACAATAATTTGTAATGATAGGGTTGTCGTTTATGCTGATAAGACTAGATTGACTGGTTGGGGGGAAGCTGCAGTTCCAGGATATCATACTCAATTCATAGGGATAGCCGGTGTTGTTAAATTCACATCTAATGACGCGTCTCTATTGCCAGTGACAACAACCAAACGTGGCATTGATGGTAACTCAGAATTATACCTTGCAGTAAAGGATTATATGCGTGACGGTTTGAAAACTTTCACCTCGTTTACAAATAAATGGAAATCATTTGGCAATAATAACACCGTCAAATCTCTTAGTAATAAAAGTATTTCAGCTTCCTCAAGTGAAATAAATGAGTTAATACCTAAGTCAAAATGGAAATCGAATCCAAAAGCATTTGGTGGACAAGTTTATAAGCCAACCTTACCTGTCCCAAAAGTTGATAGTGAATTAAAAACAATTAAATATACTGTTGAATTGACAGATTTTAATCTAGTTGCTGATCATTTTTTCGATAACAGAAAAGTGTCTGGCAATGAACTAGGGAAAAAATTATTTGATAAAGCATTAAAGGAGGCTATGGATAATGAGTAGTGGAAACTCTATACCTTATCATTTACGGCATAATAAGGCTGTCGATCGTAATTTGTTTGTTGATCTTTTAACAAAAGTCAATAATTATAAAAATATTTCTGATTACACCTATATTAGCTTTGGAGGCCCTTATTTAGAAGATTTCAAAATTATACATAGTGCACTGAAGATCCGAAAGCTTGTGTCATTAGAATTAGACGAAAATACTCATAAAAGACAGAAATTTAATATGCCTTTATCATGTGTTGATATTGGTAAGAAACCAATTAAATCAAGAGATTTTATGAATGACTATTACTTTGCAAAAAGGAAGAGACATATAATTTGGTTAGACTTTACTGAGCCAGCAAGTAAAATTAATGAACAACTCGGAGAAATAGAGTCTCTAGTAAATAAACTAAATCCTTTTGACATATTAAAAGTAACTGTAAATGCACACTCTGAAACTCTTGGTCGTGACAATAGTACTCCATATTCAACGGATCCAAGAGCATATAGAGCTGGAAAATTGGAGGAAATTCTAGGGGCTTATTTACCCTACCCTCTTACTGCCGATAATGTTAGTAGCAAAAAATATCCAGTTACCTTGCTTCATGCTGTGCGAAAAGCAATGAAACTTGGTGTTAGTTCTCGAACTGATATGTCTATAGAACCAGTATCAGCATTCATTTATGCAGATGGTCAGACAATGCTTACAACTACAGCTGTAGTACTAGAAAATGATAAAGCCAAAATAGAACGATTTTTTAAAAGAACACGGTTAAATGTTTGGCCATTCTTGAATAGAGAATGGTTAGCACCTAAGAATATAACCGTTCCTTCTATGTCATTGAAGGAACGGTTATTTATAGAATCGCAACTACCAGATGCATCTCCAAATGAAATTATAAAGTCAATGGACTTTATGCTTTCAGATACTGAAATAACTACTATAAATCAATTGAAAACTTTTATTGAATATCAAAGGGCAATCCCTTGGTTTTCTAAAGTTGTATTTTGAACATTTCTGCATAACTTTGCTAAAGGTAACAGCATAACTTCTGCAACTAATGGGCTGACGCTGTTACCTATTTGTCTAAAGCTATGCCATTTCGTTGAGTGAAACCTGAACCAGTCAGGGAATCCTTGAAGTCTTGCTGCTTCTCTAGGAGTTATGACCCTAGATTCATATGGGTGAATAGGCCTAACAGCTTGATAACTTCCTTTATCACTTGCTGTACCGGCACGTAATGTTGGACAAAATCCTTCAGGATCTAATCTCATAGACTTAGAAATCTGGTCCACTTCACCGAATTTGAGAGAGCTATATCTTTCTTCCACTGGGAGACTATGTCTGGTGCCAAGACATCCTGAAACCAAGTTTTTCTCAAGGTTTGCAATGGAGATTAACTCCCCAACTGAGCTAGGAATATTCCCCCACAATCGATCATAGAAATAGCCAGTTCTTTCTTTACGAATTTCTCTCCAGCCATCTTCTTCTTTTTGCCATTCCGGATTAATAACTTCAGGAAGACCATATAAAGCATCTTTAACCTTTATTAAAGGAAAATCATTATTACTTTTAAAGTCGTTTAATCTCAATACATTTTTGCCAAGTTCTTTTCGATAACCTACAAAAAATATTCTGGTTCTTGTTGTTGCAGCACCTAATTCTGATGCGACAGCCTTAATTGAGGGCAAAATAATATATTCATCCTCTATTAACTGAAAAGCTTTTGCTCTAATCGAATCGTACTTACTATTGAGTATGCCTGGGACATTTTCAGCTAAAAAACAAATTGGTTTCATTTCCGAAACTAATCGGAAGAAATGATGATACAGTTCATTTCGTTTATCATCAACATCACCCTTACCAATTGTACTGAACCCCTGGCAAGGTGGTCCTCCGATGAGGCAGTCTAGCTGACTGACACCCAAGGTTTTGAGCATTTCCTCACCATTTAGCGTTGATACATCTACTTTAAAATGTCGAGATTTAGGGAAATTTAAGTGATGAGTGCTTATTGCATAAGGGTCAATTTCGACAGCGGCAGAAACATTGAAGCCTGCTCTAGAAGCCCCTAAACTCAATCCCCCTACTCCTGCAAATAAATCAATCACGTTCATCTATGTTTACCAAACAACTTTAATTGGTAGATTATAGCATTATTTTTGTAACTTACATAGCAGACTGTAATGAATGTAATCTAATGAAATATAGATGCTTTTATTTAATCATCTTTCACAATATTAACTTTTTCATCTAAAATTTCAGTACGAAGTATAAAAACCATGCCTATATAATATATATTGCATAGAAACATTGTTTCACTCTTTTAAATAAAATTTTCATTTAATGATTTTAATTTAAACACTCCCGATAAGACAATTAGTTATTGCATTATCAATTTATTATTTTTAGAGAATCTAACATAACTAAGCACCCGCCAATAAACCCCTGCGCCGTTTGCATCTCTTTTCTGATTGTCCCATCCGAGCATTTACGCCTCTTGGCTATCATGCGGAGTGAGACACCGTATACATAGTGCAAAATCACCAGCTCATACTCTTCCGGTTTATACTTTTTCAACCGTGCCACACAGCCATCAATCATAATGCCGTCATCATCACAGCACTGTGGCCGTGATTTATTGGTATAGGGAAGCAGCCCCTTAAAGCCTGCGGCAATAGGTTGCCAATCTACCTGGCTATTATCATTAGCGGCCCATGCTCCCCAAAGCTCCAATAGATATTGAATATCCAGCATTGTTTTTTCCTGCTCTGACGGCAGGCTTTGCGGTGCGGCTCTCATAACTTACCTTCCTTTCGTAAAATATACTGGGTGCGCATAACGCCCTCGGCGTGATACAGACGGGCGGTGTCACTATCAATTAAACGGGTGCGCCGGTCACATTCGTCATGACATGCACCGCATCCCCAAGCCCCCTGCTCATCAGGTGGTTTGAGGGCGGTGCCACAGGTACCCGCCAATCGGTAATGAGCCAGAACCACAGTTTCGGAATTGTCATTGCATATACCGGGGATTCTTATTTGACACTCACGGCCCCTTGCCTCTTTGCGTAAATTAGCCATAAATCCCCCTACGCATAACTTAATAGCTGGCTGGCGGCGTTTTCTGCGGCGGCTGGCGTACTAAAGGTTTTGTTCAGGATGAATTGCCAAAGCACATCGAGAGTGGCTTTGTAGAGTTCGGAGAATTCAGTATCGTCCATCGAGGCAAAAGAGATCGATTTAGGCTCTTTAAATTGCGAGCCATCCGGCATTTGAATAATGGCGTAATAACCGGCTTGAATGGTTGCCCAGCGGCGAAAAGCATCAAAGGATTTAAGCAGTGTTACGCGGTCGGCCCGCTGTTCTGCCAGGGTATCGAGGTACTGACGGGCTAATTCTTCCAGCGTATCGCTATGCCCGGCATATTCTGCCAAATAGTTTACATAACCGCGCACCAGTTTCTTTTCTTCAGGCGATATGGTGCCACCGGAGGGTGTCCAGTAATCAAAACCCAGATTCAATAAAGAGAAGTATTTACGGTGAAACTTTGGATTGCGGACTTGCTTAAAATCAGCAGTGAGAATAGCCCCCAGCTTAACTTTATAATGCAGAAAATCCCTAACATCGGGCGTGGCCGGTGTCAGTGTCTCATTGCCAGATTTGATAAATGAAAGTTGTGCCATCTTGCCCCCAAGGATGATGACACAACAACAACTTAGGTCGTCAGTTGTTCAGGCTGACATGGCTATTATACCGTTAAATATCAGGGATTGTAATGATATACCCCGCTCTTTCTGCCATCTCGATAAAGGCTGGCAGCGTTGCTATAAATTGATCCGGTCTTAATTGTGCAATACTTATTATGTTACCTTTTTCACAATGAATTACAGTTCGGCCATCCGTTGGTAAATGTTGAATCAAGTTTTCTATAGTAATCATTAAGCTAAAACCTTTATGATCTCAATAACCCCATACAGGGGACCTGGTTCAACCGATTTCATGTGAATGTCAGTTAAGTAAAGTTTCATATTCTAAATAGCGGATATAACCACATAAAAAGTATGAATATCAGCAATTTCTTGTTGATTATGCCGCCATCCTCCAGATACACAGCTCTGGCATATTGGCCCTTACCAATGCCTCGGCAAAGGGTGGCGGCACCGCGTTACCACATCTTGCCACCTGTTCAGATTTGGGCCAGAGGGTGCCATCAATATCCCGGTCAATAATGTAATCTGGCGGGAACCCGCTGGCGTTGTAGAGTTCACGGGCAATCAACATGCGCATGCAAATATCTACGATGATGTATTCGCCCATCGATAGATATTGTGGTCGTGGTGCAGGGAATAAATGCCAGTCGTCCGGTAAATCGCTGAAATGATCCACCAGTCGCGCACAGTTCCAGGCGTTATAGCGTTGCTCGTCGGTCAGAGGTTCAACATCAAAATTGTTTTCCACCAAACCAAAGCGCTCTTTGGTCGTCACCGCGTGTATTGGTTCTGAGAGATCTACTGAGCCACCGGTACCGTAATACTTGGTCAGAAAGGCGTTTATTATCCCGACATGATTACCGCCGGCGGTTAAGGTCGGTACCGGTTCATTGATCGGTTTACCATCGCGGCATGTGCCGCGCAATTGCACCAGGTGAGATGTACAAAGCGCGTGGTGATCAACCGTGGTGATGGTGTGCAATGGCTGGTTAATATTGATGCCTGCACCGGTATAATTGCCGCCATAATGCTTGGCAAGATGAGCGCAGGTTAACTGGCTTTTACCGCCCCCACCCGCCGTCACGGTACCCAACGGCATATTGATATCATTTGCCGTACTGTTACCGAACTGACGCACAACTACCGGCGCAGCGACAGCAAAACCGTGAGTTCTGGTGATGGTCTGTAACGGATCACGTAATGACTGCCCACGGAAGCAATCATATTTGGTTTTGGTGCTGGTGTGGTTGCACTTCACCGCATACGGCTCCAGCAATAAATGCTCGGCCTTGCTGGTGATGGTGGTTAGCGGTTGGTCTATTGGATACTGCAGACGATCGCCACCGAAACCGGTTTGGCCCAATCGCACAATAAACGGATCAGGGTTATCGATAACAAAGCGTTGCAGCCCTTTGACGATGCGCCGCAAGGTATTATCAGCCAAATCTTTCTTGCGACCGAAAATAGAGCGTGTTGGCTGGCTCCAATCGATACACTCCGCCGCCGTTCGCCAAGGTTGCAACATGCCAGAAAGCACATCTGCAGAGTTTGGTGCGCCGTGGCTTGGCTCTGGCCATACAACCGGCTCACCGTCACAACGCCCAACCACAAACAACCGCTTTCTGATAGTGGGGGTTCCGTAATCACAGGCTTTAAGCTCCCGATGATCCACGTTATAACCTAAACCTGAAGTTAGCCTCTCTGCCTCGGAGCCATTGATATCTATCTTCAAAAACTCACACACTTCGGCCAGCGCTGGATGATTCGCATCAATACCGGTACCCAGCATGCCAATAAATGCCTTGAACGTTTCACCTTTACGCGCGGGATCAGGACGGTGATTGCCTTCGCTATCCGTCAATAATGGCCCCCAGCCGCGAAACTCTTCGACGTTCTCCAACATCAGAAAGCGTGGACGTACTGCCAGCGCCCAGCGCAACACCACCCAGGCTAAACCACGAATTTCTTTCTTAACTGGCGTGCCGCCCTTGGCTTTGGAGAAGTGACGGCAATCAGGACTGAACCAACCCAGCAATACCGGCAAACCGCCCGTTGAGATGAGCGGGTCAACACTGAAAATATCCTCAGGGTAATGCAACGTACGTGGGTGATTGATGGCATGCATCGCCATCGCCACAGGGTTATGGTTCATCGCGATGTGTGGCTCATAGCCTAATGCTTGCTTGATGCCCTCACAGCTGCCACCGCCACCAGCGAACCCCACAACCACCAGACCATCCTGTAAATCAGGCCGCGCTACCGTGATTTCTTTACGCCGCGCCCATGCATGGGCTGTCTGTTGGATATGCTGCGGATTATCTCGATTTAAAAACATCTGATTCATTTGGAGCAAAAGCTGTTGCTGGTGGTCGGGACTCAACGCATGTACCGGTATAACCGATGAGGCACATTGATTTACTTCCGTAGGCCAGATCATTGAGCCCACCCACCTTTTGTTTTGGCCCTGAGTATCGAATCCGCATAAAAACGCTCACTGACACTGTGCAAGGTAAATTCCGCTACCGGTTTTTCATGACGAGTAATGTCAACATGTGGCGATTTCATCAAGCCAATCATACGCATCTGCAACATGCGCAGCGTAATGCCGTGATCCGGATAGGATTTATCAAGCGCGGCAAGAATGCCGGTATAGGTCAATGTTTTGCCCAACATCACCGCCACCAGCTCACTGGCTTTTAGCCGCAGTGCTGATGATGTGTTAGATTTTTTGGCCGCTTTAAGCTTCTCTGATTTCGTTGCTTTCGATGTAGGAATTACCACTTTTTTCGGCTTGACCGGTGGCGTGTAAGGCGCTCGGCATCTGGCGCGAGCCGCCATTCCCCAGGCATCAATGATGCAGGATGAATGATCACATTTGTCGTCAATCACTGGCCGATTGTCATTGATAAAATTATTACAGTTATTAATTTCCATTGGTCATACCTCGCTTATTTAACGTATCGGTTTCCTGCAGCTAGTTGCTGTGCCGGGGTTAATCCTGATGGTCGGTCAGGTGTTTTCAATTGGCGGCGAATTGGGGGAGTTGGTACACCACTGGCAGCACGTTTTTCCCACTTGGATAACTCGATACCTGCCTGTGTTTCTAGTCCTGTATCAGTGAGCCTTTTTTCGATTCCAAGGCGCTTAAGGTCTACGCAAATCTGATATAAAACCGGGTGGCGCCAGTTGAATTCCTCAGCACAACTGTATTTATAAAATTCATTCCGGTAGCGCTTAAGCTCGGCGAGAACATCCACCACAGTTAAACCCAAATGACCACCACCATGCTCCGCCACAAGAGAAACAAACTCGGCAAAATCTGGCGGCCAAGAGTTACCAGATTCACAGCGTTTCATGCATGCGGTGCAAACTCGCTGGAGTTGGTCACCGGTCATTGTGCTAATCTGACGTTCCCACAGTTCTGACGGGCGATTGCCATTCTTCGCAGTCCAGCGGTTCGCGTAGATTTTGATCATGAGATCCCATAGGTTCCATGCCTGTGACCCACTGTTGTTCCCAACTGAGGTATTGCTCAGAGTACGGTCGTGGGTCGCTCTGGTTGAATCTGAATTCCACATGATTTTCTCCTGTGCTTACTTGCCACTCATCGTCGAAATGCTGCGACGGGCCAAAAAATGTTTTTGCCTGCTTGATAAATTCCGTGCCAGTTTTTCCCGTCGCTTTGACGAACGCCGCATAGCGCCTTACCCCTTCCAACATCACATCAGCCGCTACGCCATCTCGCAGTCTGGCATTCCAAGCCTTGAGAGCGCCGTGTTTGTCAGGACTCCCCGGCCGACGGGGATATATCAACCAAGCCGCCTCGAATTCTGGCGGATATTCATGCCGTTTATTTTTGCCCTCGCCCTCCTGGGGTTCCAGCTCGCGGCTCGAAGGCAAATTATTTTCATTCGGCCCTGTGGCGTTTTTTTCGCCATGGGACAATAGGGTTTTATCTTTTAGTTCTTTCTCTTCCTCTAACTCTTCCTCTGGTAACGCTTTTTGATCCGGTGGTGTAACGCCGCCAGCGTTACCTTTGTTGTTACCTTTTGATTTCGAATCTCTGAATTCTGTAACGCGCCGACTGGTAACTGCCCGTTTTTTAGAGCCTTTTCCGTTATGGCGTTCAAAATGTGGGAAATACATTTTTGTGCCATCATGTTTTAACCATCCAACTGCAAGCAGTGCGTCAGCGAAGCCCGACATAAAAGTAATACGGTCAATGCCAATTCGAGTAACGCTAACGGCGTTACAATCTGCGTTACCGTCGATGGTCTGCTGATCAGCCCAGACCCAAACACGGATTAACTTTCCGAGTACGGTATCCGGGTCAACATTCAGGATTTCAGCCAGTTGGAAGATCTCCGGTTTATCTGGAGTAATCACTTCGACTTTTATCCAACTTGATGCCATACCTACCCCGATTCAGTGCTGCTCTGTAACGCTGATAACGTTACATTTGGCGTGACTAGTATTAAAAAGAGCGTTAAATGCTCTCCGTTGCCCATGCATGGCTTCACGGGTAAATTGCCGTAAAATCACCCGCGCCATATTTGCTGTGATAGGCATATTCCCGTACCGATAACCATTGCGGTAAGTCAGTTTTTTAGCCATGTGGCACCCGCCACGGCTTTTTAGTTCTAACGTCTTTCGCTACCGGTTTATCCCGCATCCGCTTATAGGGTTTGGCATAGGTCTTAGCCCAAACTAACGCGCTGGAAAATGTAGAGTTCAGCGTATCGGTGTAATGCTTACCGCCTTGAATAGCCGCCGATCTGGCGACTGTCTCGCTAAAACCGACACGTTGCAGTTCATCTCGTAATTGTTGCTCGACTTGTTCTCTGGAAAATCTGGCCATTGGTCATACCTCGTTATGCAATCAACTGCTGTGTCAGCGGAATAAGTGCATGTATCGCCTCAGTTGCTTTAATTAATTTCTGTGACATATCAGAGCAGCCCAACAACACCGCACTCATCGCCAGCGAGAAATCGCGCAATGCTTGTGCCGCCAAATAATTCACTGAATTGGGGTTTTCCAATCTGGCGCGCCGCTCCCCTGGCAATGCCTGAAGAATGGCTGGGGTAAGTTCGGCGATTTTTGCTCTGGCCTTGTCAGTGTCACTATCAACCCAGCGGAACAAGCGCTGTTTGTTGTTGTGGGTGGCGTGTTCATCATCAATGGGCGTGAGTGGAAGCTCATCACCACCGAGATCGAAATAAGCCTGTGCCACTTCTGCCGCGACAATTTCTTGTTTGGTTTCTGCTGCCCAGCTCCGCAATTCTGCGCAGATGGCATCATGTTTTAATTTCACAGTGACCTCCTTATGAAAGCTGATTTTTAAAAATCAGCGTTTACTGTGCTGGTGCTATAGGCTTGTCATAATCAATAGGGTCGTAATGCAATTCGCCATTAGAGGCTTTCTCTAATCGAACGGCCCTTTTCTCTGGGACTAAATCACCCCAAGCAGAAACCGATGGCGGCTTAACCCCCGCAGCTTTTGCCAGAGCACTCTTGGTTCCGAAATATTGAATGGCATCTTTTTTTAACACGTCGCCTCTCCTGTTGTTAGATTTAGTTAACAAGTTATTTGTTCAGGAAATTTAAGTCAAGAGAATTTAGAATTACCTAACTATGAAAAATCCCGGTGAACGCATCAGAGAGCGGCGAAATGAGCTGCAACTAACCCAACGCAGCCTTGCAAAGGCGGTGAGAGTGTCCCATGTCACCATTTCACAATGGGAAAGCAACGACAGTTCACCTTCTGGCAAAAATCTATTTGCCCTGAGTACCGCATTGCAGTGCTCACCAACGTGGATTTTATACGGGGATACAGATCAATCCCCCTCACCCGCAGTGAAGATCCCACCTGAACTTGATGAGAGAGAAGCTGAACTAATTCAATTGTTTGCGTCTCTTCCTGAATCAGAAAAAGAGCGGCACTTAACAGACCTTCGGCTTAAAGTTGATGAGTTAAACCGACTTTTTGAAGAGCTGTTACAAACCAGAAAAAAACTCGCCAAATAAATATCCATACTTTTCAAGTTCTTACCGATAATTTCGCCCTTATTGTTAAGTTTATTTAAATTTACGATTGAATTTATTGTTAGTTTAAATTAACTTTAGCCCATCAACGGCACAACAGCCGCTTAGGTAAGCAAGTTCTGACAATCTGAAAGCAGATAAAAAGGGATAGACAATGGGAAAGCTATTGGATGACCACAGTAAATATGTTGCACAAGCTAAAGCCAAGGGGGTGAATTTCATCACTCTTCGCTGCCCAATATGCAATAAAGAAATTGAAACACGCAGAGGAATAGATAACGCAGTTTGGGATTCACTGGCGACTTGCCCTTATTGCGAATCGATTTATCTAAAAATTACTGATGGTGGGAAAGCAACTGCCGAGATAATTTAACCCTTAATACTCAGGAAATTTATGGAGGAACTATTATTCGCTTTAGTTGTATCGGTGTGCCCTGCCCATGAAATTTGTAGAGATATTGTCTATGAAGTTTATGACACCCAACAAGAATGTGAAAAAGTCATTTTCGAAAATAGGTTATTCAACGGCAACTGCTACCCAGTCGATGCCATTATTCATCAACAATAACGAGGTATGACCAATGAAATTTAAAGAAATTAAATTATCTATTAAACCACTTCATAATGACGTTACTCAGTTATCCGCAGAAAATGAAGTAATCGGCTATGCCGTTAAAAATAAAGAGGCTAATTTACCGCTGGCTTCTATCGTTTTACCTAATGGTGAAATTTTAGGGGATTACCATTGCATGGGCTGTGCAATTAAAGCCGCCGCTAAACATTATATTGGTATTGGCGAAGATGAAGTCATTGAGGCCAATTTCAGCTTCGGTAATAATAACGTCCGTAACTTATTATTAGCTGCTTTGTTATCAAGTGTTGTTGATGATTTAACCACTCAATCCAGACATTAATAATTACCGCCAACACCAGTGAAACGGTCGTAAAACTCAGCTTATTAAAGTGGATATATCGACGCCGAAAACGTAACCGGCAATAAAACAGACGTAAAAAAGCCCACACACGGTGGGCAATCTTACCGGCTTAACGTCCCGGTGACGGCAGAGTCAGCGACCAAACCGACTCTAGCGAGGTATGACCAATGGCTTCCACCACTGGACGCCGAAATTATATAGGGATCTTTATGCAAAAGACAACATTAAGAATCCTGGCTGATTCTATCACTATCGTAAATGCGACTAAATCGCCTGCACTGGTAGAGGTTGGAGCCAGCAGCGATGCCATTATGGGAACAGTTGCAGATCTTATAGAAAATGGAATTATCGATATACGTGATTTAATTTCTCTGGCTTTAGAGCAAATTAAAAAATGTGACTCTACGTCGTTAGATCATGTATTACCCACAGATGAATTAATAGCACTGACCGATTGTTATTATCAGATTAAAAATAATTAGCGAGGAATGACCAATGAGCTTATTTGTATGTGGGTTTCTACCCAAAAAATCAGCTATGGCAAATGGTGCTGTAGCCATGGCGATTACTGTTGATGCCAAAAATCAAAAAATGGCAACAATGAAATCCACCATGTTATTAGAAGGGGAATTCCCCGGATCAAGTGGTAATTTCTTTGCACCTAAAGTGTGTGCTGATCGTGTGGGTTCCCCTCGACCGCCGGTACATGATGATGCTGAAGATAATGCCATATTCAGCACTGAATGGATGGAACATAATCAATGGAATGATGAAACTAAAGAATTTGAACCTATCGTTATTGATAATACTGACGAAATTGACAATGTTAAGAACATCTTCGATTTACCAATTAACGTAAGAATTGCATATGTTTTATTATATGGCGTAGAGCCTGAAATTGTTGATAGCCATCTATTATCTAATGCATACGATTTAATTAATGATGATGAATCAGAGCCGTTATATCGTGCAGTTATTGATGGCTTGCCACGCTTACCACAAGTTAAGTACATGTACATCACTACACTGGCACAACTCATTGATGATGTTCAGGCCCACACTCCGGTATTTAAATCATGGCCGGACGTTAACAAGTTTGCTGAAAAGTGGATCAACTCTCGTCCAGATGAGCGGGAACACCCTGGCAATCAAGCGAATGAACAAGCCAATTCATCGCCTACGCCAGCGGGTCATCGTGAACGCGATTATAAGCATGATTACGCCTCTCTCGATCTTGAAGTCGCCTGCGCCCTGTTCCCCGGTGATTATGATGTTTGGGAAGTGCCATCATCCATTTATCGTGGCGCGAAAGAAAAAGTAGAAAAAGGTGATGAGGCATGGCGGCGCTGGTCAACGGCTTTGCGGATTATCCCTGCCATTTTAGCGGTTTCCCGTGATGATCTGTTTGCAATGATCCGCAGTGCTGAATTGGATATTCATAAAGACCCAGCCAAGCTGAAAGCCTATATCAATCAGTGTTTACAGCTTGATGTAATAAAAGCCGATGATGTGAAAGTAGCAAACCTTGGCGATGGCAAATTTAGTGTTGATGGCTTGACCGGCGCAGCCAACGATTCACCGGCGAATACCAGCACAATCGAAAAACCAAAAACTGATACAAAAGTGCCAAAAGATGCAATAGAACAGCTAAATCATGCATCTGACACTGCCAATCGCGCCATTAATGACGAAACAGCGACCATTAACGCCGAGACCCATGCCAATGAGCAGATAGAGCCTGAATCACCGCCTCCTACCGCAGATGAGTTCCAACAACGGGCATCACAGATCGATCAGGATATCTCTAAGTTACCCAAAGAGTCTCAGGATAATTTAAGTATCTGGAAATCAGTACAGCGCACCGATCCCGCGCGTACCAAGCGCAAAGACACGACCAAAAATGGCAAAGTTATTCGCTCTGTAACCAGCATCAATCCTACCTATCAGACGATGAGAGCCACGGAAATTTTTGGCCCCTTTGGTAGCGGCTGGGGCGTGGATATTATCAGTGAGGAATTTATACCCGGCATCCCATTTATGGAGCCGGTCTATGATGCTAATAACCGTGAAGTTGGGCGTAAACCCATGCGTGATGGGGATGGCACCATTCTACGGACATCCAACCACACTATGCGGATTGAACTGTGGTACCAACACGCAGGAGGTCGGGGCCGCTTCCCTGCATTCGGTCATACCAAACATATTTATCAGAGTACCAACGGTTTCATTTGTGACGATGAAGTCAGCAAGAAAAGCCTAACGGACGCCACGACCAAAGCATTAGCACAGCTTGGTTTCAGCGCTGATGTGTTTATGGGGCTGTTTGATGATGCTGAATACACCGCCGACAATAATATTGAGTTCGGTATTAAAAATGCCAGCACTAAAGCTGATGATGTGGTTCGTCTACGTAAAGAGTTAGACGACAAATTCAAAGCCAATACCGAGACGATGAAAACAGCAGTCACGGCGAATGAAGTGACAAAAATCAGCACCTCACTAACACGCACCATCGGGGTTCATCTCAAGAATGCCGAATCATCCCATGATGATGATCACGTCAAATATCTGACCGGCCGACTAACCCGTTTGAATCAAATCAAAGATGAGTGCCTGGCAAAATTTGTCACTGAGGGAGAAAAAGCATGAGCACAACCGCCATATCATTAGCCACTGATTACCGAAAATTGCAGGAAATGGCCGATAGCGGTGATGAACTCACCCCCGAAATGGTCGCTGACACACTCTCTGGCATTGAGGGCATGCTGGAAGATAAGTTCGATGCCTTGATGACATTGGTTCGTAACACGCTGGGTCAGGCAGAGATATGCGCCAACGAAGCCAAACGGATGAGTGCACGCAAGAAAAGTTTTGATAATCAGGCTGAAATCTACCGTAAATATATATTGGAATGCATGATTCAGGCCGGCAAAGACTCGATCAAAACGGCGTCTAATACATTCACTGCCCGAAAAGGGACAAAAAAACTCGTTATCACCGATGTAAATTTGTTGCCTGATGAATATGTAGACTCCGTTTCTCAGGTGCAAATTATCACCACCCCAAAAGCCGATGAAATCAAAGCTGCCTTAAATGAGGGCCTATTGATAGCCGGTGCCAAGTTTGAAACTGGCGAACGTTCGTTAGCCGTCCGCTAACTGATTTTTAAAAATCAAAACTGAACCGGTCAGCGCGTTACTATGCTGGCCGGTCATATCGAGGTATGACCAATGGCTAAATTAATGACATTAACCGAATGGTGTGATGAAACGTATGCGACTGACAAGCCGACGATTCAAACACTCCAACGCTGGGCCAGAAACGGTAACTTTTACCCTGCGGCAGAAAAACACGGCAGACAGTATAGGGTAAAACCTAATGCTATTTATATCGATCCGAAGGATTTCAATCTCGGTAAAAAAATCAAAGATGCCAAAAGCGCGGCCCCTGCGCGGAATGCGTTTATGGAGAAAGTGATCAATGACTCGGCGGAAAAAGTACGATGCGAACTTACCGCGCAATCTCACCTATCGCCATCGCTATAAATCATACTATTGGCGCAATCCGTTAACAGGGAAAGAAATCCCGTTAGGCCAAATCTCCCGCAGAGAAGCCGTTTCACAATCTATCGAGGCCAATAATTATGTTGAGCAAAACTACTCTCCTGTATTACTACTGGAAAAATTGAAAGGCACACAAGAGTACACAATGACCTCCTGGCTTGAACGTTACGATGTCATATACAAGCGCAGAGAATTGGCAATGAACACTTACAAAGTTCGCAAGGGGCAAATAGCCATGATCAGCGAAAAGATGGGCAATATGGTTCTGGCTAAAATCACCACCCGTCACGTTGCTGAATTTCTAGAGTTTTGGGTGGCACAGGACAAAAAAACCATGGCCGCCACCATGCGATCAGTGTTGTCTGATATTTTCCGAGAGGCGATTGTCGAGGGCCATATAGATAATAATCCAGTGACACCGACACGCTCAGCTAAACCGGTGGTGAAACGTGAGCGCCTGGAACTGGATCAGTATCTCGCTATTCGTGAGGTCGCTGACACATTACCGGCGTGGTTTGGGCTATCAATGGATCTGGCACTGGTGACGGGCCAACGACGTGAAGATTTATCACTGATGCGCTTTGACCAGATTGTTGATGGCAGATTACAGATAGACCAAGGCAAAACCGGAGCCATGATCTCCCTGCCCTTAGATCTTGAGCTTAAAGCCGTTGGCCTACGTCTTAACACCGTGATTGAACAATGTAGATTAGCCAGTAAGACTGATTTTATGATAAGTGCTGGCATCAGAAAAAATAGCCCTGACGGATCACTACATCCAGATAGCCTGACAAAGAAATTCGTAACGGCGAGAAAAGGAACAGATTTTCGTTTTGATGAGAGTCCACCAACTTTTCACGAGATCAGAAGTCTCGCTGGGCGATTGTATGAAAAGGAAAAAGGTAAAGAATTTGCGATGAAACTGCTGGGGCATAAATCGGAGAAGATGACGAACAAGTATCTTGATACGAGGGGTAAAGAATACGTAATGCTATAAAAGACCGAATATCAAAATTCGTGTAATTTTCGTGTATTTTCGTTTTTACTAAAAAATAACCTTTAAAATCAACAAGTTAAAAAGAGACCGAATACGATTCCTATATTCGGTCTAGGGAAATGGCTCTTGGGAGAGAGCCGTGCGCTAAAAGTTGGCATTAACGTAGGCTTGTTCAGCCATACTCTTTAAGAGTAGTCGAGGACATGTGTTTCGCCAACTTAGCAACAGAAGTAATTAATAACGGTTGCAAACTAATTTAAATGATACAAATTAGCCTACCAGTTAAGAAAGGTAATTATCTGTTAAATAGAAAATAAAGGCCGTAGCGATGCTCAAGTTGTCGTGCTTACTTTTCGCATAAAGTCATCGCACGCTGTTGGAAAGGTAGCAAACTCATCTTTTGACCAGGGTTCTCGCTATCATCTAATAATAAAATATCTAGCGGTTTCGCAAGGACATGGCCTGCTTTCATTTGTTCAGATGCAACATCATTAAGTGGATATTGCGCTAATGTGCTGGGATTTATCACAAACAAAGCTCCCCCTGAGCGGCATTCCAACATCACCTCTTCTCGGGTAAATGCCCATTGTTTGCCAAATTCAAACTTACTGACAGTCACTATTTTCCCAGCGGCAAAAGCATTCACGGATAACATCAGTAACGATAACGTCAGCACCAAACCTTTCAT